ACTGCGGTCTGGCCATTCAGCGTGACGGTTTCGGTGACTTGGTTGTAATCGGCATCAAGACCATTGATCACAACAGTGCGAGCCCCGGTGCCAGCGGAAGTATCATTCGCATTAGAAGAGCTGACCTTCCATTGAATGGCGGCTGAAGGATGGCTGATAATTCCACCCCCAGGCCACACAGTCTCTTCTGTTGTATCAACGTCTGGGTTGAACCCAAAGACAGTTACCGGGATGTGCCAAGAGATCTGGCCGCGCGCCACCTGAAGCTCAAAAGGCTCATAACGACCACTTTGAGTAATCGACCAAGCTGTAGTCGCCATTACGGCCTCTCCTTCTTTTCGCCTGACGGTGAAACAGGCCAGTTTTTGCGTTCCTGACTTGTCTTCTTAGCCGCCATCATAACCTTTTGGGAAGATGTCATACGCGATGCAGCGCGGGCAGGACGGCATGCAGGGTAGGCGCGTTCAGCCTTTTCTGACCCAGACCGGCCACACTTTTCCCCGGTCTTGATGTCAACCCAATTCTCGCCAAACCACTTGCCCAGGCCACCCTTCATTTCTTGCTGACCCTGTTGTCAGCGCCGCTCCACTTGCCGCCCTTGGCCTTGTACTCTTTTGAGGCCCAGGCATTGGCATAGGCAGAGGGGTAAACATCAAACTTCTTCTTGGCCTGGGTTTTCACCGAAGCCCAAAGACGCGGATTTTCGGGAATAGCTTTGCTCATGTCAGCACTTCACATCCCACTTCTTCAAAGTCAAATTTATCCGGCTGTTTGGGTCATGCGCTGTTTTAGCTGATGTCAGCTTTTCTTTCATGCCACACATACGGCTGCGAAAATTCTCACGCCTCTGCGCTGCGGCAGGGCTCTTCTGCGCTGTTTCCCGTGAAACAGGCGGCTTGATATCACGGCCTTCTGCGCGCAGCGATGCGCGACCCTTGGCATTCAGGCCGCCTTCAGGGTTCTTCCCTTCCTTGCGCGTCCAAGCTCCAGCCATGATCCCCTCCAAAGGAAAGATGGGGGCCGAAGCCCCCACCAATCACTGACCCATGCTGTCGAGCTTGCGGCCCTTGGCAGGGGTGCCAGCATGCGCGCTGGAAAGCGGGCTCATGTTGGAACCCACCTTGCCACCAGCCTTGCGAGCCTTGCGGCCAGCATGCATCTTGGCAGCAGCACCATGGATTTTGCCCATGGCCTTACCACCACGCTTGCGCTCTTCAGCAGCATTCATGATGCTGGGAGCGTTCACACGGCGCGTAGGCTTGGAAGAGATATCCTGTTCCCAATCCTTCGTGCCAGCAGCCGGGGACTCACCACCAGCCGCGCGACCCTTACGACCCTTCATAGCGGTCCTCCTTAAAGCTGGGCATAGATGATGGTGACGACGACATAGCCAGCAGATGTCGCGCCAACGGGGGTCACAGTAACCACTACCGGGGCAGTGGTCGGAGCGGCGGTACCAGTGGTGGTAACACCATTCATCGCTGCAAGCTGCGCCGCCGTGTAGGTGATCGCAGCGCGCCCGGCAGTCTTGGCGTCAATGCTGCCAACATACTGCGTACCAGCGGCAGCAGTGCCGATGGTCAGAGTAGCAGAAGTGGCAGAGTTGAATGCCGTGAGAACATCAATGTTGAAATCGATGATCTCAGAACCAGCCGGGATATACAGCGTGGACGAAACAGCAGTCGTGCTGTTCTGGGTGAGCGAAGTAGACTGAGTAAGAACCGCAAAGCCCTGGTTAGGACCATCGGTTTCACCCCGCTGCAAAGTCCCCGAAACAACAGGACCGCTAAAGTGAGTAGCACCCATTTTTAGCCCTTTCCTGAGTTAGCCCCCTGACACAATGCCAGGGGGCCGTTACGGGGATTACGAAGTCGGGAACGACCCGAAGATCGAGCGCCAGTTGTAGTACCCGAAAGAGTACCGCTCATAGCCCTTGACCAGGAGGTTGTCGGTCACGAAATCGACCTGCATGTCTGTTTCAAACTTGATGCGCTCCATGTAGGAGAGGCCATCAATGTTCGTCAGCAGGAACCAAGCATACTGCGAGGTCAAGAAGTCGTTGACCATGTAAGATTCCGGCAGACCACCCGCCGTCATCATAATGGCATTGACATCGTTGTCGGCAGTGCCGGGCCGCAGCTCAGTCTTCGTCAGACGGATCGCGGTCGGTTCAAGCTGCGGCGGAACGACCAGCTTACGCGCCCGCGCAAACACCTTCAGGCCCGCTTGGTCCTTGAAGTTGGTACGCACGGAAATCATCGCGTTCAGCAGGGTCGCTTCGTTCAGGCCAACATCCGTGGTCGGACGGTTCGCCACCGTGCCACCATCAATCGGGTGAGAGGTGGAGCAAAGCGCTACGCCGTCACCGCCGATGGAAGCATTGTAGGTCGTCGCCGTGTTCAGGATGTTCGCGCCGTAGATTTCCTTGGTCTGCTGAAAGGATTCAATCAGGCCGAGGTTCGACGGGTGGAACTGCGTCTTGTACAGGTTGTCATCAATCGCCTTGCGAGTGATGGCATAGCCAAGCGCAATTTCCGTATGCTCCTGGTTGTAGATGAAACGCTCACCCGCGCCATTATCAAAAGCGGTCTGGCCGCCTTCGGTCTTGAGCTGGGCAAGGCCGAGGTAACGCATTTCAGCGGTACGCTCAAGCGCCATCTTGGAGTCATGCTTGGTGAAGATTTTGTCGTACTGAGATGGGATCATCTCGTACTTGCCTTCAACACCACGCAGACCGGGGAGGAGCAGGTCTTTAATAGCCGAAAGATTTACAGCCATGGTTCATGCCCTCCTTACGAGATGCCGGTCGGGCCAGCGCCATTGCTGCGCAGCCACTCGTTGTTGAACCCAACAACCACATGATTGTAAGCGGTCGTCGGATCGGCACCATTCGCACCCGGAGGAGCAGTGATCAGGTCAACCACAACAAACGGGAACGTCACAGTCGTACCAACAGAGTTGAGGTACGCGCCGGAAATACCGCTGGTCGTGTTGCCAGTCCCAATCGCAAACTGAGCGTACTTGCCAATCGGCGAAGAGCCATATGCGGAAAGGGTGCCAGAGATGTTGAAGGTCGTGCTGTTGCCCATCACGACGAAGCGAGTATTCGGATCGTCAATGACATAGGCAATCACATCGCCCGTAGCGTCAGCACCCGGCCAGTAATTCGACCACACCGTGCGCTTTTGGCTGGTGGACAAATACTGGCAGCCCACGAAGATGCCCGCGAGGGTCGTGGTGCCGGGAGAAGCTTGGGTGATGTAACCGTTGGCCGTGCTGACCACCGGCATGACGGGATCGCCGAAATAGATCGCCGTGGTATTTGAAGAGGCAATGCGCCGTGCCGTCTGAGCGAAGGTGGGAGCCCCACCAGCGCCGCCTTGGTACTGCGCAAAGCCGAAGGGGGTATTCGTGTTTGCCACGAATCGGTCCTCCGATTGAAAGCGCCGTTACCGCGCACCGGGGCGGCTAGGGAGCAGAAAGAGGCTCAAACCTTCCACACCGGGGGAAGGCAATGTGGACCATACGCCCACATCGCCCAAGATATCAACACATTTTGTAGGGGTAAAGGGGGCCTAAACCCCCTTCAGTTTGTGTCAATCCTGCGGGATCGGCATGGGCTCAAAGCCCTTGTTGATCTTCGGCTTCACCTTGTCGTGGTCGCGGGTGAACTGCCCATCCGGCGCCGAGGAAAGCTGCGCTTCCTTAGCCCTGATCTGCTCCCGCGCCTTCCGCGCATCAGCCTGCCGCACCATGTCGGTGATCTTCTTGGGGCGGATCATCAGGATCATGCCCTTGCGCTCAATGGTGTTACCCTTCCAGCCCTGCGGCATCATTTCAGGGAACATATCCAGCGGCGCTGGCTCCCAGCCCATGCGGGCATAGGAAACCATCTGGGCCGGGTCTTCAGCCCCCATCACCGTCTTGGTCTTCCATTCGGCATCCCAGCCCGGCGGCAGCCTGGAGCGGTCAATGTAGAATTCATCAACCCCTTCAGCCACAGTGCCAACATGGCCCAGAATTTCAGCCGTGCGGCTTTCCGCAGAGGCCAGGGAGTAATCCTTGCGCATGGGCGGGCGCAGCACCCTGGCGGGCGTTACCGGGGCTTCAGCCACGGCATCCACCTCCGGTGTTTCACCCTCAACCTGGGCGGCAATCTCGGGCTTCGCCATGCGGGGGCGCCGACCACGGCGCATCGGTACGTTTTCCATTGTTCAATCCTTTCTCAATGCTTGGTCAGCTTGCCGTCTTTGATCAGGGCAAGCTTGTTGCGAGCGTACTCTTCAGCGGTCATGCCCATCATCTTGGCCATTTCACGCTCATCGGCAGACAGGCGCACCACATTCGGGCTGCCGCCACCAGTGCCTGTCCCAGACCTGCTGACAGGCGCAGCAGCCGGGGAAGATCGACGCTGGGCTGGCGCCGCCGCCGCAGACATAGGGGCCTCAGCGGCAGCCACAGAGGCCGCAGGAGCCTGCACCCCCAGGATACGCTCAACAGTCTCAAAATACTCGTCAGTATCCGGCTGTACGCCATCCGCCGTGACCAGATTATGCGCCGCAACCATCTTCTGGGTCAGCCGCTCATTGCGGGCGAACTCAGGATGGGCGCGAACCCACGCAGCAGACCTGGGGGAGAGCTGGGAAGCCAGCGTTTCCACAGGATCATAGGCCGGGATTTGCTGTGGATGCATTCGCGGGTTTTTGGCCTGCTCCTGCAAAGCCGCGCGGCCATTTTCAAGCTGAAGCAGCTTGGCCTTGGCATCTGCCATGGCTTCCTGAGCATCTGCCGCAGCAGAATAATCCCCGGTAGCCATTGCAGCCCGCAAATTAGCCTTCAGGATGTCGGTTTCGCGCTTCAGCGTGTCAATTGCGCTGGTTACAAGCTGCAAATTGCCTTCATCCACCTGCCCACGAGCTTCATTCGCAGCCCTAGAAGCTGCATCAGCCCGCCTTTCGGCTTCAATTCGCGCCAAACGCTCTTCTTCAAAGCGTTTTTTCAGCGTTTCGATGCCGTCTTCAGGAGAAATTTCGGCTGGAGGCGCTTCTTTTGCCTCTTCAATCTTGATCTCAGGCTCTTTTGCAGCTTTTTCTACTGCATCAAAGTCGATTTCGATCTCTTTTTCAGTTTCTGACATGGTTTTTCACCTCACCAAACGCGATCTGGCACATCAATCTTGCCCCGCACCGCAGTGTCATCGACAATTCGGCACAGAACATTGTTCACCGTGATGGCCCAGCCATCAGATGGACGAATTACCACCCAATCATTCACTTCAACCGAGATGTCTTTGAACCATTCGCTGGTGTCATCGACAAAAGCAGCCGGGCCTTTCTTCACCACAAGGCCGACCTTCCCCTGCACCTTGTCTTCCTCACGCGATTGATCGCTGAGGTAGATGCCAGACTTGGTTTTGTTGGGCCTGATGTAGATCGCAATCAGGATTTGATTGTTGAAAATCTCAAAAGCAGAAATATCGCCGATATCATCCAGCAATTTCTGCTTTGGGTCTGTTGCGTGTTCCATAATCATAAACGGCATTGAGTTTTCCCCTCTCTTTTACCGTGAACGCTGATCTGATTTGGTCTTTGCGATTTCCATCAGATCATCTAACCCTCGCAGGGCAGCGATTCCGCCCTGGAGGTAGCTGATGCCACCAACGCCGCTCATGTTCTCTGGCGTTGTGGTCAAATTCTCTTTCAATCGCTCAATCTCTTCGGCGATCAATAGCTTCAATTCGCGCTCAAAGAGCGCTGCATTCGTCAACATCAGACCCCCTCGTCTGCCCCTCTTGTGGATAGGAGGGCGGCAGCGTCAGAGGGGTGACACTGCCGCCCGAGATAGGCATTCAGACTTCGCCGCGCTGACCCTACCTACCTCACCTCTTGCGCGCTTGGATTTCGGTTTTCTCTAACCGGCCA